CCAGCAAGAATACATGGTTCAATGAGTTCTTCAGGATATGTAGCAAAGTGAGCACCCTTGTATGGTTTCTTATTTACTGTCCATACAGATCGTTTATTCTTCTTTGTATATGATTTCGTAAGACCTGAATGCGGTTGGAGTCCTGTTCCTGGATTGTGGTACTTACCTTTTGATCTATCTCGTGTACCCCAGTCTTTTGCTGGTTCTTTGATTGCTTCTTGGTCATAGTAATAATATTTACTCTTACTCAATAGAAATATGTACTCATGTGCTTTAGTACACCGATCACGTACACTCTCAGGCATTGGGTTAGGTTTATGCCATATAATATCCTGACGTAGATACCATCCATCCGCACGTAATGCGAATGCAAGCATCCAAGGTATACCAATAAGATCTTTATCCTTGTATCCTACAAGTTTGTTAGATCTTCTTGGTGTAGTCTCAGGCAAATCTTGTCTATTACTAGAGAATGTCTGCTTAGGTATACACCCATCCTTTCTGTAATTATAATATGAATCACCAATATTTAACCACAGTGTACCATCATCCGTGAGACAGTCACGGACTAATGCGAACACTTTCACCATCTCTTCCACATATTGCTCTGGTGATTGCTCTTGACCTATTTGATTCTCTTCACCACCATAGTCTCTAAGACCATAATAAGGTGGAGATGTGACACACATACGTGCCTTCTCCGCTTCATTTGCGATTATCTTGAGCGAGTCACGACAATCACCAAATAATACATAATCTCTCATTAATAATGATCCTCTAGTCCTTCTTGTGGTACTGGTTTCCAATCTTTACCATAATATTTCTCTAGTATATTATGATGAGGAGCTCTATCAAGTTGCTCCTGTGTAAATGTGATCTTGGGTGGTGGTGGGGGTGGAAACAATTCTAATTGTATACCATGTGCCTCCCAAAACCATTCTTCTGGATCCTCACCTTTTATATGAGAGAATCCATAGAATGAACCATCATCTCTTTGATAGAGCATGTGGTGATCATGTGGATTTAATAACCACATCTTTGATAGTTTGTCAGTAGGTTTATAACCTATCTGCTCTTTAGTCAGTTTTTTCACTAGGCAAACTATCATTGAACCGCTTGGTATCCCAATCATACCATGCTTTGTATGCTGCTCCTGCAATCAGTTTAACAAACTTCTCAAGATATAGTAATGGTAATACAACCCATGTAAAACCATCCCATTCTTTGACTTTGTTAATCCATGCTTTATAGTCTAACGACATCTTTCCAGTCCTCACGATAAATTAAAACATTTACTTGTCCTACACCATGTAGTTTATCCTTATCTTCCCATTCTTTTACGCATAGCGTGAAGTAGGCATGATCTATAAATGTGATGAACCCTTGGTCATCTTTATGTCTTACACGATCACCCACATTAAATGGGAATTTTGTCATAATGAACTGCCACGTTGGAATTGTACTATATCACGCATAGTAATATCGGCAGCGTATGAATACTCTTTTGATTCAACATATGAATCAGTTGCTACTGGATACTCTGGTAATTTACCAGGTATTTGTGATGTATCATCAACAAATGGACGAGGATTCCTCATCTTAGATACCATGTCAATAACTTGATCACGTATCTCAAGTAGTTCGTGATAGCATTTCTGGTTGTGAGCACAACCTCTGAGTCTATCATCAGGTTTATGTAATGACTCTAACATTAAGGTCTTGGCACGATCCCACTTCTCGTAGGACGATGGATCTGGTTGCATTGTTATAATGACATTAGTTTTTTATATAATGGACCTACTACAACTCCCTCACCATACTGGTAATGTTCTTTGAGTAAGTCTTTGTTTATGTAGTGGACTACAAGGTCTGGATTATCAATCCAATGAGAATAAGTCCAAGAGCAAGAACGGACATATCTGTTCCCCTGTTCCTCACATATACGTACAATTTGATCATTTAATCGTTGAGCAATTGATTCAAATTTAAACTCCACAACATATATTAACATACCATCCGCAAATAATGAGGATATGATAGGAAGATTAACATTCAAATCTTTCTCGTATCTAGTACGAGTGTAATCATTGAAGCATCCACCACCATTGGTACGTTTACCTGTGTAGTTCTTTGGTTTAATTTCTTTCTCAACACCATTGATATCAATGGCATCTCTACCTAGTTTGCCTGGTATTGTCTTGCAACCAGCAACAGCAGCAGTTATCTGCTCACGCAAAGATGAACTGTTTGAATCACCCATGTACTCATTGTACAGTTCTTCAAACAGTTCACCTTGGTTCTTGGTTGGTTTACCCAACGAGCGATCCACTGCTAATTTAAGGAGTTTCGTGGAGAACATTTTCCTCGTGTTGGTAAATCTCTGGATAGATCCTCTTATCATCGTGCTCATACAATGTAAGAAGCGGTGCGATGTTAGGAAGATCTTCTCCAGTTATTATAGCAGATGGGACAGAAATAGCAGCAATTGTAACAGTTGTTAATACTGCGAGACCCTCTGCTAGTTTAAACAACTCAACAAGCATCATCCTCAACCTCCTCAAAATAAATGCCATGAAGAGCATTGAATGCGTCAAGATCAATAAAATCCTCACGCTGATACTTCATTGCATTCTCACCATCAGGTGCTACAATAAATTCTTCGCAGAAATACTCTGCGTTTACACCTAATGTAGTAGCAGCACCAATGAGTTCATCAGTCTGCTCAAAATTGCACCCAAGTACTTGTGTGCAGTATTCAATGTCTTCCGATAGTTGATTGAACATGACTGTATAGTATAGTATAATGGTGGTTTCCTATCGCCTCCATGTCTGAAACCACCAAAGGGACATGCAGCAGTTGAGAGAAACGTGGGGCATCATGACGGGTTTCACCCGAATGCCCAAATTTACCCTACGGGAATCGCTTACACCTGTACCCCCACCACTTTCAACCATCTGTCTTATGTGTGCAGTAATAGGTTTCTACCAACCTCATGTCCACGCTTCTAAGTCGTGGCGGTCAGTAGGTTTGGGGCGTAGGAACCACATGAGTTCCTCTCAACATTTATATAATAGCATAAAAAAACCCCCTGTGAAGGGGGCTTGTGACAGTTTAAGAATTGGATGGTGGACTGTCCACATTCTTCCATACAAAATCACCAGTCTTATCCATGACATGACACTCCCAGTGATAAAAGTCATCAGGACAGTCTTCCTTTCTAGGGAACCATGCAGTAGCATTTGCTATTGCTTGATCCTCATTAGTAACTGCTACTATATCCCAGTCACCCAAGGTTTTCATGAGATCAAGGACATCTTCCTCTGCAAAACTAGAGTACCATGTCCATACTGCTGTCTTCTTAGCATCATCAGCAGTTTTGATCTTATCATTGACAAAATATATTAAACATGTATTATTGGTTTTACAATATGCTTCAATTGTATCCCAAATATTTAATGAAGTAATAGTCATGATGGTTTCTCTTCTTCAAGTTTTTTGAGTAACTCTGTCATAAAATCTTTTGTAGTATTATATTGTTCATCAGTAAAATTAACAGGAATGGGATTACCTTCTTGTGCTGGTGTTGGATTATAAACAACACCTGACTTAGATAATGCATCTAAGAATGATTTCTCATACAGTCCTTCAGTAATTGATGATACAATTAAATAGGATGCAATCTTCTCTTTAAATGTATTAAAGTATGTGGATGAAACCTCAACAAATTGATCATCACTTTCCAAATATGCTGGTGGTGATGTCTTTTGTAAAACTACATTCTTATAATATGATGGATTGATTGGAAACTTAACTCCTACAGCATCAGAAGTATTTGCTGCATTAGGAATATCTCTCAATTTTTGACGATATTTCTTATACATTTCTTTATCGTCAGCACTAATACCAGAGTCCTCAACAAATACCCAATCAGTTTCAGTGAGTAGGAAGTTACGTGCTAATCTAACAGACAACCAACTAGTAGCGGAAGTCTTGGCATGTATCTTAGCAAATGTTGTTTGATACTCCTCTTCATCTAAGGAATCAGCAAGAAAGAATGCCTCCTTAAACTTATCATATACTTTCTGACCTTCAGTACCACCAACGTCCTCCATCTCATAATCATTCCAATAGAATGTATCAGTCTTGAAGTTCTTAGTGTACTTACGTTTCTGTGCCATGTAAGTATCATTTGCATACCATGCAAACAACACTAACTTATCTTTATCACTATCCCACAATGGATATAGTACAGGAACAATGTCACTAGTCCAGTAAGTGTCAGTGATATTCTTAGTCACATTTTTATATGTAACTGTCTTTTGTATTGCATCTACTTGCAATATTAATTCTGTGACTGCCATGTTAGATATTAGTTCCCTTGTTTATTTAGAACGCTTTGATAAGGTACTTGGTTAGGTGGTACGGTTCAATAAGTGGTACATTCTTATCTGGATCAATCGCTGCATCTGGTATAACTGGTACTTGTGCAGTTAGTTTCACTACAGTTTCTCCTCCAATTGCACCTGCTGTATACAATGCATTAGGATCTGCATCAATATTATAAGTCAATTCATCAACTGATGTTGACATCTTATTAGAAGCAGACTGGAATACCAATTCAGTTACCTCTTTATATTCATAGATGAAATCACATATACCATAATGATCAGTATCCGCATTCCAATCACCAACTTCACCTCTGTCTTGATAAATTCTAAATCTTGTATTTGGTTTTTGTGCAGCACTTGGTAGATCAACACCATACCAATACCAATTGGTTGGATTAGCACCCTGACCAGTACCCTCGTACTTTGCTCCAGTCGCATCATTAGGATCTGGCATTGGTACAAGTACAGTTAAGAAAGTCCAATTGTCTTCACTCAAATCAGTATTATAATGTATCAGTAAGGCATCTCCACTATTTTCAGGAGTATTTCCACCATTAATACCATTACCACGTGCTGCTTTAATATTAAACCTCTTTACATTAGAACAATCATGTTCTTTAATTATAATCCATCTCTTTTGCTCAGTACCAGAAATCTTAACATACCTCTTATAATCTTCAGGCACTACCTGTGTAGATAATGTAACAGCAGTGACTGCTCTGTTTCCACCTGTCTCCACCGTAGCAGTAGCAAAAGCACGTGTACCAGCACCATCTATAATACGAACTTGTGGTGCAGCAGTATATCCAGTTCCTCCATTAGTTAATGTTATTCCAGTAACCTTTCCACCAGCTACAGTGACAGTAGCAGCAGCACCTTGACCAGTACCTATAAATTCAACTGTAGGAACTTGTGTGACTGGTAATGCAAATCCACCACCATCACCAGAACCAGAACCAGATGCATATAGTTCAATACCTTCAGATGCTTTGATAACTATGTCACCAGTACTTGTTATTGATTGTTCATTCTCCCATCCAGTAATTTCACCAAATCCAATCTTTGCAAATGGTGGCATACCATCACTAACTCCAGTAGGACCAGAAGCAACAGTATTATTCATTGTAAGTGCCAAAGATGATGCACCAGCCAAATCATCTTTATAAGCAGTAAATGAGACCAATGCACCACTACCACCTCCTCCACCACCAGGAGACCATGCACTATCATCTTCTTCAGTGTAAACTACAACCTGACCATCTCCAGCATTTGTTAAAGTACAATTAATAAAATCAAAATAAGTACTGTTATATGCAGACTGTCCTGTCTTTCCACCCTTTCCACCTTGGTGTCCAGCACCACCACCAGTACCTTCAGGATCTCCTCCTGCTCCCATACCACCACCTCCACCAGATACGCTAGTGGAACATCCACCACCACCGCCTCCACCACCGCCACCTACGCAGCCGTAGTTACCACCTTGTTCACCACCACCAGTGAATAAATTTGAAGGTCCCCAAACATACAAATCTTTAGGGGGATTCCAATCCATTCCCCAACCATCCTCACCATTATAAGGATACGAGGAGCTATCTTGCATACCTCCACCGCCTCCACCGCCACCAGCACCAGCAACTAATTGTGATTGGTATATAACGGCACTAATTCCACCACCACCGCCACCATCATCTACTGCACCATCTCCACCTCTTCCTCCACCACCATTTCCATATCCAACACCACCAGGACCACCCCATCCTTGACCACCAGGACCAAGATCACCAGCAGGCCCTGACTGATTTCCTCCTTCTTCTCCTGGAAAAACTTGGAATGAGTATGTATTAAAATTACTAGGATTCTTAAGCTCCAAAATCAAAACAGATCCAGGAGAACCTTCACCACCTATAATACCATTATATCCAGTAATACCAGCAGCATTTCGTTGAGAATCTCCTCCTTTAGCTCCTTTAATTGTAAATCTTATAAGTTTAAATTCACTATTAGTTGCTAAGCTAACTTGTTGTAATGCACCTGTAGGATTGTATGTATAGGTATTATTTGAACTACCTGAATTGCCTATGTATGTATGAATACCATCAGTACCACCAGCAACTCCAACAGTCATATCACCAACAACAGCTGCTGGTCCACCAAGACCTGCTTTGTTAGGTGGATTTGATTGTGGATAAGTTGATCCAGGAAAAGTTCCACCAGTTCCACTACCTTGTTCTCCAGCAGTACCAGGACTTGATATTTCTCCTTGAAATATTACCTCATTTAATACTGAACCACTCTTAGTAATAGTACCAGCAGCACCAGCACTTGTATAATTAGCAGTTTTTCCACCACCACCACCTCCACCAGCAGTGACATCTAATAATGTTCCATTAGCAGTTACTTTGATATTAGTATCTTCACCATCATTACCAGCTGCTAGACCATTACTACCAGATCCACCACCACCTCCAATAGTAACCTTCACAACTTCCCAGTTATTAGGGAAGCTAATATTCTGACTACCAGAATATTCTAACTCTGACTGATATGAAATTATTGGGTCACCTGCTAGAATTCTTGTTCTACCACCTATATCATCAGTATTTGTAAATATTTTAAATTGTGTATTTGGTACGTAAGTTTGTTCTTCCCATGTTCCAGCACCAGTATCTCCTGAAGCAAAATAAAAATCTCCTTCAGGAGTATCTTTAAATTTAATACTACCTGTACCTTCAGCACCAACATTCCAATCATACACATCATAAGTTGCTACCTGCCTACTAGTCAATACATTCTTTGATAACCCATGTTTATGTTCATACTGAATACCACCAACAGGAGCCCATCTATCAGTTCTTGAATTAGCATCCACATAAGATGCTAGATATCTATCATCATTACCAAAACCACTGGGCCATCCAAATGTGTCACCAGCTGAAGTATGGTAAATGAAATGTGAATGTTCTGGTGCTCTTTGGAGCCTTCTTGGATCCATTGTAACCCTAACTTTCTGACTTCCTACAACACGTGTGCTTATAGAATCAGTAATATTTCCATATCCAGTTGTAGTTATTGTACCAAGAGAAAAATATCCTGCTTGAGATGCCTTATCAAAATACCATGATCCACCCTGTTTAATATTACCATTATTACCACCAGCACCAAGCGTAAGTAAACCAATACTGGGTGATCCAGAACCATAGACATTACCATAACCAACAACCTTTCTAGTCTTTAGATCAGGTACTTTAAATGTTCCAAGACTTCTACTCTCACCCCAATGCTCAAAAACATTATCAACAGTTATTGGTCTTACTGCACCAGCACCAATATTAATTTCTAAATCCAATCCTGTACCACCACCAGCATTAGCAATAGTAAATGATGGTTCAGTAAGATAACCTGATCCAGACTCTGTAATATTAACTGCTATAACTACACCATTGTCAATTGTTAAATTTCCTTCTATAGTAGTTCCACCAGAGGGTGCAGCATCAAATGTTATTGTAGTACCAGCAGCATATCCACTACCACCATCAACAATTGTTATTCCTCTTCTTGATTCACCACCATAGTCATTTCCAATGATAGAATATAATACAGGAAAATCGCTTATATTATATTCAGAACCATCACAATAAAGATATCCAGGATACTGATGTTCAGGATTTGTTGGAGTATTTGAATTACCTGGAAGTACATTATATGCATCAAATGGAATATAACTATTGTCATAAACATTAGTTACTGCTTTAAAGGTACTAATAATAGAACCAACAGGACTATTATCAGATGCTTTATCTGTATAAAAATTAGTTCTAGTATTTCTATAGGTTGGTGGTGATGATACTGTCATTTATCAAATCTTAATTAGGTATTCCAATATTATAAAAGGTGATGATACATTATCTACTGATCTTGATTCATCTACATCCAACTGTAATTTAGTTTCAAGTAAATCTGCTGATATTTCATGTGCATCAGTTCTTAATACAAATGTATGATCTTCTTTAAATAGATTTACTTTGTGGAAATGTTCTGTTGGATCTTCTCCACCAGAATATAAGTCATCGGTTTCAGTAAACTCATTAAAGAGTGATGGATAAACCTCTGCACCAGCAAATTGATGTAACTCATTTCGTTGTAATGGCAAGTACTTATACCATGAGTCACCCTTCCAATCTTCTGGTACACCATTTGCTCCTTGTACATATTGAGCATCCAAATCATATTGCTTATGAAGATCAGATGGGTTGTAATTAAAACAACCAGTGAGAACAAACCAATTCATTGATCTTACGTTTGATTGGTAAGTACCATCAACTGAATATGGTGGGTCAGTTATAGGATATTGTGTCCATGTTGCGGTTGTACTACCACCAGAAATACCAGCAGGAACAGTAACTCCATAATGGTCCATCCTTTCCTTCATATATGCTTCTGATGGTGATAGACACCAATATTTCCATGTATTTTTTAAATCCTTAGCAATATCTTCACTTCCATTCCAACATCCACCACTATAAGCAACAGGGTTAGCACCAATTAAACCACCAAGACCTGAACCTACTCCAGACCAATGACCCCACTTAAACTCATAATGCCATGCAAAATATCCAGAAACAATTCCTTTACATGGTCCTTGAGCATTTCCTGGCCAATTAGTTCCCAGTGGATCTGTAGTAGCAAGCATCCATCGCCATACAGGAACAGTAGAAGCTTGCATTAATGCAACTGGTCCTTGCATTTCTGGTTCTAAAACTGCACTAGGATTGTTAGAATCAATTTCTCCATTTGCTTTTAACCTAGTTCTAGTACCTTGATGAAAGTGTGCATGACCATGTAAGGCAGAATTATCTACTGCTTCAACTTCAGTTCTCTTGCCAGATTCAGTACCAATAGTATATGAAGGTCTTCCTCTCATTGGTATATCATGTGATGGTATAACAAAATTACCTGTATATTGAACGTCTATGACTCCGTTATTACCAGCAATATCATCAGCATCTATTCCAATACCAGAACGACTCTTCTCAACACCTTGTTCTGTAGTTACTCTAACATTTAGATATTGTCCACCACCACCTTTACTACCAGTGGGAAGTGGGTATTTAGATCCTAAATCTGGTACTACAAACTGCTCATCACTTAATGTTTGTAATGGTTCATTAGCAAGATTCTTTCTAACATACTTACCACCAGTTCCTGTACCACATATAGCAGCAAGTTGTGGAAAGTCTTCAGCATTATATACACCACCATCACAACGTAAATAACCTGCTGGTAAATCTCTCTTCATTGATGAAGAGCCAATCTCACCATTAACTTCAACTGGCCAAATGATAATTTGACCTGTTATATTACCATATTTACTTCTTTCTTTTGAATAGATAGTTGCCATTTAATATGCCTTGATAATGTACACAGATGCCATTGATGGCTGAGTTGTAGTTACTGTAATATTTAGTGCATTATCTTCATTTACTGGTGTAACACTACCTAAACTTACATCACTAATAGCATATGTTGGTTGTGGTTTCAAAGAACCAACAGACATCTGCAAATCAAATGTTCCATGATTATGCATACCAAATGTTGCATCATCTGGATCTAAAGAACCTAGAGTACTAAGTGTCGTTGGCCAAGTACCATCTTTAAATACTAGAGTATATGTCTCAGTTGGATCAGGATATGGTCCAGGTTTAGTATTTTGACTAAGTTCAATTGTATAAACATAATCAGAAACATCATTACCACTTCTTGATATTGATGTTATATGAGTGCCTGGTTCAATCCTTTCACCGTCCACCAATCTATACGGACGTATCTTATCTTCAATATAATAAGTTGTTGTGTTTGGTGCAGTTCCTTCGGTCTTAGTTGTTCTAATATCTGTACCTGATGGTAATGTAATTGTATCTACACTAGGATTGATTGATACACCAGTTACTGTAAACCAATTGGCAGGATCCTCTGGATTATCAGGTACTTGATTCATAGTTGATCCTGTATCGTAACCAAAATAATTTCTTCTATTTCCTTGAATCTGTGGTTTAGGATGCATACCAGTCCATGAAGGATGATAATGATCTGGTTTATCAGTAGTTGTTGGATCATTATCAAATGGTTGATACTGAAAATCATTAGTTTTTTCACCTACATCTGGTCTATTAACAGTTTGAGAGGCTGCTTTAGGACTATTTCTTGTTGGAGTACCATCATGCCATGATGGTGCTGGTACTGTTGACCAATAATCTTTTCCAGTGTCATTTATAAACTCATGAAATCTATTCATTCTTGGTAAAGTATGCTCATGATCCTCATCACCATAATATGCTAACAAAGTTGAAGCCTCTCGCCAATCAGGATTTTTACTATTTCCTCCCCGAATCTCACACATATTATATTCCGAAACAACAGGAGGTCCACACTTATCGTGATTATCACTACCACCCATAACAACTGAAGAAGTATCAAATGCTTGAGGTCCAAAGAATCCAGCAACTGCTCCATTAAATGTAGTTCTATGAGTGTGTGCTGGTATATGATTTATACCTAACTTTCTACTAATGGTAGTAATACTAGTAAAAAAATCGGGATCACTAATTGTTTGTCCTGTCATCCTAGCAGATAACAGTAAGTTTGGATTATTAAAGCTAAAATCAATATCTGCTGCTGCATCATAAGTTATTGGAAGTGAATCAACACTTCCAAAATCTAATGCTGGTTCATCACCAGTACCATCACCAACTAATAAACCAACCTCATTATAAGCATCACTTTGACCATTTTGATACTTAGTATCAGAAAGCATTGATCTTTCCAAATCAATCATAGCTTTATTTGCAATATCAGGTAATTGAAACTGTCCTGAATAATTAGGAAAACCACCTGACATATTACCACCATAAGTATTACCAAGTTCAGATGCAAGCAAAGGAAATTCAAATGCATCTTTTAACCTACCATCACAAACTATCCACCCTTTTGGTAAGTTTGCAACGGTGAACCCTTCGTTACCATCACCACCCCACGGCATAATTGTGCCGATACGAGCAGACTTCATCGTTTTGATTGAACTGTAGTATTGTGCCATGTTACCTTTATAGTTCTGTTAACCACCATCCACGTAAATTAGATGGAACTGTAGATGCATTTGGATCACCAGCAGCATCTGTAGGTCCAACATATATTAAACCAAATGATGCGTTTCTTGTTTGAACAACAAGTTCACCACTATCCCAAGCAGTTTGCATTTGACCAGCACCAGCCTGAATCTTAGTACCAGTTGTGTCACCTTGAATAGCGGTTGGTACATTATTGACTTTAAGTGCTCTCAATACTAGACTTGTATTGTATGTTAGGTTTCCACTAACCTCAACAAATCTGATCATGTCACCTGTTTCTGCTGTCTCTGGAAGATACATAACAATATTTGAACCAGAAGAAGTATTAATCAAGTAATTATTATTTGGTTGTAATGCATTTGCTTGTGTTTGACCTATTCCAGTTGCAGACTGCTCAACATATGTATATCTACGTCCACCATTTCTAGTGAAGTAACGATTGATTCCAAATGCATCAATTGAACTATCTTGATACATAATCCAATCTTTAGAACCAGATGTACTACCACCAGAAGGTCCAAGGTTATCAACATGGAAGATTTCTTTCTGTGAGTCACCTGATGGAGATAATGCACCTTCAATATAGAGTTTTTGACCCATGTTAACAGAACCAGTATCACCAAATACTTGGAACTTAATCTCCTGAGCACATATGCCATTGGTTTGGCAATCTTCGTACATGACCTTAAGGTCACCACCGATCATTGCTCCACCATTGACATACATTCCCATTACTTCAGTCTTCTCGTCTCTAACTGATCCATCACCATAGTGATCATCATCGTTAGCTACGTTGAATACTAGAGTCTTACCATCAGAACCATACATTCTGAAGTTACCACCAATCATTTCCATATGATCGTGGACTGTTAACTTACCACCACCAAAGTATCTTGTATGTGTTCCACTTGCAAGGAAATTACCATTATTATCAAGTCTAGTAGACTTAGACAACCTTACACCAAATAGTTGATCAGCAACACCATCAATACTATCAGGATAGAACCACTCAATTGCTCCACCAGTTTCAAACTTAAGGAACTGTAAGTAATCTAACTTATCAGATACTACGTTAGAATTATGAAGTCTAACTCTAATCTTATTACTATTTTGATTAGGAGACTCAACAGCAATTCTTCCTGTTGCACCAATTGGATCAACGAGTGTTGTTGTAGCAGCAAACTTACTGATTTTAACAACTTGTACTCCTTGATCAAATGCTTGTACAGCAGTTCCTTCTGATCCTCTACCACCAGTAGGATATGTTCCAGCTGGATATTCAGCATTGTAAATCGTAGGTAATGTTGAATTACCCTGTGCATCAGTTTCAGGATCATCAGTTATAATGAATAGTTCTATCTGACTATCACCATCAACCAAGGCAACTAAATCACCTTTAGTAAATGCATCAACATTACCACTAATAGGAATATTCCATGTTCCTGTAGTAACAGCAGCAGATGTTGTTGTTATTGGACCATCAGCTTGTAATGTTTGTGGATCCCATACGTATGAAGTAACTACTGTTGAATCACCATGTTCAATAGCAGTACTTCCATAGTATTGACCAATAGCATATACAGTACCAACTGTAGTACCAATAACTGTATCACCATTACAGATGTTTACATTAAATGTTGGTGCTTCAGTATTCTTTATTGTAAAATAACTATCAAGTGAAGTATCAGCACTTGGATAAATCTCATTGGTACTACCACACTTACCTTGAAGTATTACAGATCCATTGATAGTTGTAACTGTATTTTCTGTGGTGTTACCAATAATAACACTACCAGTTACAGAATCAACTTCAAATACTGTTTCTTCATTAGTACCATCACATCCTTTTTTGACGGATAATTTTTTAGAAACTGCATTAATAACAGTATCTAATTTAAATATCTCACCTTGATCATCAACACCATCATTAGCAGGTGTACCATCTTCACGTGAAATTATTACATAATCACCAACATCCAAACTACCACCAAACTGTGCAAGTTTAATTGTCTTGGTTCCAGCAGATGCATCAATATCTTCTGTTAACCATGTAGAATCTAACTGAACAGTACACTTGTATACACTAGTTGTATCCAAATGTGTTGAAGATGTTGTAGTAAATGTTCCAAATGGTTGCCTAGTAACAGTAACATAATATGGACTGTTAGTTGATACTATTTTTGGAAGACCAACAATCTTAACAAATTCTGCATGACCTGATACACCCTCATTACTATCAATTAATAGAATATCATTCTCACTGAAATACTGATCTCCATCAGGATTAGCAACACTCATATTATAGAAAGGACTATACTTAAGTGGTAAGTAGAATTGTCCAGTAGGTAGATCAGGTAATCCTGCTTGTGGAATTTGTTGACTCCATGTTGCATCACCCCATGTTCCACTACCACCAGTATCAATCCTGTTATAAGCAGTCTTCATACCAGGAGGATCTTGTGTAGGTGCAGTAACTCTCAGTACATCAACAATATCTACATTCTTATTAAATGTAGTAGTAGTAATGATACCATTAGTATGAGCAAGCATTGTTGTTGAACCTGCTTGCTTTCTACTTGCAGTAAAGGAGAAGTTATTTAATCCACCACATAAAGTAATATCACTATTGACTCTTAATGTGGAATCAACGATAGTATTATTTCTAATTCTAGTGCTGCCACCCTGACCAGCAATTGTTAAGTTAGATGCATTAGTAGCAAAGTCAACGATTGTTGTTGCACTGTTATCTCCTAAGAAAGATACTTTCTCAGCAGTAGATCTAATGAATGTTGTATCACCAGCACCTCGTCTAGTAATGTTAGATCCATTAGTCTTGTCTTTAACCTGACCAAGTAGAACATCACCAGCAATCTTAAACTCTTTGTTATTAACTTGTGTATAAGAATCTGTCTCTGTACTTAAGAATGCACCACCAATGGATATCCTAGAGATATGTGCATTGGTTCCATCACCAGCAGCAGTAGAACCTAAATCAACCCAACTCTTAGCAGCATTGCTACCAAATTCAATCTCTTGCTCACCTGTTGCTACATTACCAACTTCAATGTTCTTGGCAGAACCAGCCATCTTAAGACCTTTAGTGCCACCAATATTTGAGGCATATAGATCATGAGAACCTTCAAAGGTAGAATCCATCAAGAACTCAAATGTTCCTGCATCAATAGAAGTTCTAATTTCAGCAGTGTTATTAACACCAGGTCCACCACCATTTACATCAATGTCTTGTTCAAACTTAACATCATCAGTAAATCTACCATTACCATTAACAACTAAAGTTCTATCTAATTGTGTTGCTGCTGTCTTATCGTCAGATACATTAATACCAACACGATTAGTCTGAGCATTTACACGGAAGATAGCAGCATTGTTTGGTAGATTAGCAAATGGAGTACCAACTAAGAATGCATCTTCTAGACCCCAGAATGTTCCAGTTGAATACATTGTTTCATAACCAGTGATGATGGCATTACCATGAACATCAAGGTTTGCTTGTGGTTTGGTTGATTCATTAACAAAACCAGTCTTCCATGAATCAGCAGTAATACTACCACCAGATCTTGCAACTGTGTTAATACCAACCTTATAATCAGATAGAGTAGAAGTCTCTGTTCTAATTGCTTCACTACCAAGTACACCCCACTCCTTCCAAGAAGTGTCAGCATATTCCATAGAAGCAGTAGCTTCAGAGTTCCAAAGAATTGGACCAGAAACAATACTTGCTCCAATTATAATCTTAATGAATGTGTTAGTCTCATCATATGTGTTAGGATCAATGTCAAATACACCATTTAATGCAAGTTGACTACAATCCTTAATTCTAATCTTAGTTGCAGCAGTAATAGTAGGACCAAAACTACTATTCTGTTTAGAATTCTTCCAGTTGATCTTAACTAGGTTACTACCATCAAATTCAACATTAAATACAAAATCAGGATTAGAAGCAGTCTGATCTCCTAATACAGAATAAGAGTTAGCATAGATCCAACCAATAGAACCAGATGAACCAACACTATCACCCTTAAGAAGAATGTCACCAGGTACAGGTAGAGCACCATTAGTACCATAACGTACTACCTGACTACTATCAAAGTAATCTTTAGCAGTTGTACTTTGTGAAGGTGTTGCGTTTGAACCTTCTGCTGCTACAACATGGTTCTGAATCTTATAACCTTGTGCGAATCCATTAGAACCACGTGGGTTAAACTGGAATACAGAAGCAGCAATCATGTTCTTATTAAGAACAATATCACCATTAGTTAATGTATTACCTTGCTGTGACGATCTATCAAGTGACTCATCATCACCCACAGGTGTAGCATTTGGATTTACAGTAGAGAGAACTCTAAATGAAGTTAATCCTAAACCACTAGCAACATTAACTATTACAGGAGAGTTAAAGGTATTAACTAAATCACCATCGTCACCACCATTAACTGTAATATTCTTATTAAATGTTACAGGGGTGTCAAATGTAGTAACAAGACTGTCAATAATATCATCTGGATCTTCAGAATCTTGCAATGATGCAGATTCTAGGAATACTTCCTCACCAGTAATAGCATCAATCTTACGATTACCAATGTATAGGTCACCATTAGAGTTAAGACCAGTATAGAATACTAGACCACCATCTTGCTTCTTAGACTGTGAGTAGAAGTCTTGAGTTGTGGTAAGAATAACTTCCTGTCTTGCAGGTAAACCAGTTGAATAGTTACCTGGACCAAAACCAAGATACTCAAACGTGTGGTTACCAGCACGTGCTATGGATGGTCTTCTAAGTTCAACATATAGTCTCTGATCAACAACAACTGTGTTATCACCAGCGATAGGAATCTGACGATCTTCAGAACCAGAGGTAGCATTACCATCTTGTGCTTGAATCGTGTTATCTTTAGGACCAGCAACATCAGTATATGTGTTATCCTTTAGTGCTTCAGTTGCAATTAAATCAGAAATAGTTTCCTTAGTAATAGATCCCTTAAAGTCATTAACAGTAACTAAACCATGTGTGTAATTATCAGCAGCAGAATATGTTGCTGGTGGATCAACGAAGTTAGGATCTAACTGCTTGAACCATACTGGATCATTCTTATAGTTTAATGGATATAACTTACTGATTGGTTGAGAGAACTTGAAGTTCCTGAAATTATTCAGATTACCAGCACCTGTTGGATATGGAGAAACATCACCACGTACAGCAGTTAGATAGAAAATACCATCTTGCTGTTCAAAGATACGTCTTTGAATTGTTTCAACATTAAAGATATAGAATGTATCATCAATTTCACCAATATCAGTTACAGATGCAATATAATATTCATTACCTGCTTGGTCAGTAATTTCATCACCAGCAGTTAATGTATAAACATTAGCTGCGTTTTGTCTATAATAATATTCTGGATAATCTTTCTTAATAAGTGTCTTAAGTGCAAGAGACTTACCACCATCAGGATCTGCAAGTTGATCAGCAAATACTACAGTGTTTGCCTGAGTCTGTGTGAATCTAGTATCTTCATTTGAATTATAATCTAATGTTCCTGATATACCCTTAAGAATCAAATGCCATGTATCTGTGCCAGGTACATTAAGAGCAGCATGAATATAACCACTACCAATATCAGCACCATCCCACTCAACCTTAGTATTCTGGAAATAACCATTAACAGGATTATCAGAATTAGCAATGAAACTACCACCTTGAGGTGCAGTAATCTTAACAGTAGTTAGATTCTCATTCTTAAGTGCAGGTACTTGACTATCAATCTCATGATCAAATACTGTCAATTCAAGTAGTTCATCACCACTTATAGCATCAACAAAGTATCTACCAGATTGTATAGTTGCTTGGATTTTAGAATCAGTTCTAATATATGCCTGATACTCACTACCGCCACCTGTTAAATCCTTCTTGAATGGATCATATCTCTTAGATGGATCAAGGGCATTCTGATTACCACCAGGATTAGCAAACTGAGCAGAGGTCATACCAATGATCTCATTTGCCTGTCCACTATCAGCAGTGTTATTAAAGATTGCCTTTGTTACACTGTTACCAGCTTTTGGTTTAAGAACAATTTTTTGTGGAAGAAGTTTTCTTGTTTCATCCTTCCTCATCTTGATTGTGAATCCATTTAAAGGATCACGAACAGACTTAAGGTAACTAGGAATTACATAACGTAAACGATAGATACGATCATCAGCACTTCTATCATCTTTCAGACGAGTATACCAAGTATCATTACTCTTAGTATTACCAGATGCATCGTTGTACTCTTGATCATGAAGTCTTGCAAGAATCTCTTGAGATGTTGCAGGTGCTCCAGCAGAATTTGGTTCTACTTGTAAGTACCACTTACCTTTATCTGTTACGTTTGCATTAGTATGACTAGGATCATAACGCATTGGTGATGTACGCTTATCAGCAAATACATTAAATCCAATGTCAATATTAGTTACTAAATCTATTGGTTGAGAATCATTTATCGCATCATCATGAGTTCTATAGATTTTAAATACTTTAGGTGTAATATACCTAGCATAGAAATGTATATCATCTCTCAACTTACCTAAATTTGTACCAGATGCATATGCAACATTAGGATCCGCAGCAGCAGTTCCACCAACTGTAGGTAAACCTTTACCAGGTTGTGCTCTAAAGAATACTGGATGTCCTTCAGGTACATTTGATTTTGGTAAATCAAAGATGTGAGATACATCAGTTTGAATACCATTGTTTACCAATTCACAAGCATATTGATGTAGATCATAACTATCATCAATAGTAAATTGATATAGATCAATCTCAATATCAGGATGTATACCACTAACTTCTTGAGAGTGTAAGTAAATACCAGCAGCAGCATTTTCCTTACTACTTGCAAGCATCAATACATCTTGCTGAGAACCATTAAATGATGTTGTAGCAGAGAAATCTTGTGGATTTGTTGATCTACCTGGAGCAATTACATAGTACTCTTGGTTAGTATTAAATCCATTAGGTAATCTTACATTACGCTTATCAACTGTAACACCAGCCTTAGGTCTTGGAACCAATCTTACTGGAGTACCAGTCTCAAACCTATGAGGATCAGATTGATTAGCAGGTGCCTTAGATGGATCTGTTAATGTCCAAATAGTTGCCCTTCTTGAAAGTGCAGAAGATGAAGTAGGTTCATTTCTAGTAACACTTCCTAGTCCAGACTGTATAATAGTACCAATATTAGTAAAGTACTGACGTACAGCAGTTGCTTCATTAGCACACTGTGGATAATTATTATCCTTTCTAGCATCATTAGCAGGATCACTATTAAAGGAAGAAGAAATATTTGGTTTCTTAGTTGTGTAGATACCATTATCTGCTACACCACCACTTGTTGGCCAAGCAAACCATAGATATGAATCAGTAGTTGTTGAATTAGCATTAACAGAATTACCTAACACTAAACCAAGAGGAATCTCTGTCTTATCAACTGTATCCAAATATCCAACAGTCTTAATAGTATTGGTAAGAATACTAAACAATGTAGTTACTGTTGAAGCAACTTCCTGACAAGGACCATTTGAGATATTTCTTGATATAGAATCAAGAGCACTACCATTAGCAACAGTAGTTGTGACTATATCAAATAGTGTATTAATAGTAGATTTAATATTATCGCACTTACCACCAGCTACTGTTTTAATTATTCCACCAATAGTAAGATTTGCTGTAGAACTAACAAACGTATGAGGATTCTGATTAGTAGAAGGTACTGAATCTAAGACCTGAACACTAATTGTAGTTCCAGTTACAGCAGTAATCGTAGGAGCAGTTATTGCTGCTGGATCAGTTGCTCTAGGATAGTACTTAGTTCCAGAACCAAGAGTACAAGTGAATCCTAATGATCCTACAGGAATGTCAACTGATTCTCCTACTTGATAAGTATGAGTACCAACTTCCAATTCCATAATACCTGTTGTTGGATCATAGCTAGCACCACTAACAGATGCTTTAGATCCAGTCAAACTCTCAGGTGTATTAATTGCATTCTTAACAATATCATATAATGTATTGATTGAAGATACAACATTGACACACTTACTTGAAGACTCAGTACGAGTAATACCATACAATGAAGATGGAGAAGCAATAGCATTAGTTAAGATACCAACAAGTGTAGTAACAGTTGCCTTTGCATCATCACAATCACCATTAGCAACACCATTTGTAATTGATGTATCAGTCGCTTGAGTTAATGATGTATAACCACCAACTGTAACTGCTTCATTAACAATTACCTGTCTGATAATATCACGTACAGCATTAAAACCATAAATTGTTTCATTCTCATGTCCATCTGCATGTCCACCAGAATTGTATAGTAATGCAGTATCCCATACACGATCATTACCACCATATGCTAAGTTGTGTGCAACAACATCTACTACATCCTTAAGATCATCAAGACAATCATCAGTAGTATATCCTTGTGCAGGTACATAGTTAGAATACTGTGATAGCATCCTTCCTAGAGCAATTTCTGCCACGAAATTTTTATTGGCAGTTATCAAATTGGCAGCATCAATTACCTTATTGTTAACTGGAACTGAAGGATCAGTAGTACCAGTATAGAATGTCTGAGTCTTACCATGTGTTCCACCGATAAGAACTTTCTCATTCCTTACTACCTGAACCATTATCTCTTTAGCATCTTCAAATGCTTTAAGAGTTTGTGCCTCTTCACCAACAACATGAGCACCAGTAACGTACAAGTTTGACATATCCCAAACTCTATCATTACCACCAAATCCTACGTTGTGTGCAATTTCAACAACGAAGTCCTTGATATCATCCTTACAATCTTGTGGGTTACCAGTTGGAGGTGTGAAGTCTGGGAACTCAAGAATCATTCTATGATATGCTTCAGCAGCAATAAGTTCTGCGTTTGCAATCAATAGATTATATGCATCACCATTCTTATTATCAGTAGATGTTGGAGTATCTTCAGTAATTGTGGTATCATATGTCTGAGCAATATGATGCGATCCAACCTGTAATATCTTCTGGTTCTTAATAACCTGTCCAGCCATATCCTTGGCATGACGGAAGACTTCATTAGTCTCTTTCTCTTCACCACCAACAAGTATCTGTGTAGTTCCTGGTACAAATTGATGGACACCAGCAGTGGCATCATTAGCAGGACCAACATTAACTGTAATTGTTGTACCAGCTACAGATTTAATAGAAGGATCGTAAGTTGCAATTGGATCAGTTACACGAGGATATGAATGCTCAGTATCATAATTATCCTTCTCACACTTAAATGTTAATGCACCCAAAGGAATGTGAACTCTCTCACCAACTTTATGTGTATGAGCACCAATATCTAATATTAGATTACCATCAGCAGGAGTATATGTAGCATTATTAACTGTTTTCTTGAATCCAGCAACGTGAGCACCAGTCTTGTATGAGTATGCAGCATCCCATGTCTTATCGTTACCACCGTATGCTACGTTATCTGCAATTGCTTCAAGTAGATCTACAACATCATCAACACAATCTTGATCATGATAGTTTCTATTACCAGCAACAGAGAATACTTTATGTACTGAGTTAGGTTCGGTTGTAGTCCAGTAATGACTATAATTACCACCACTAACTACAGCACCAGTAGCAGTACCACCAGCCCACTGATGAACATAACGATCTGCTGAAGCAGCAACACCAACATTAACTGTGATAGTACCAGACTGTCTTGCTATACCACCTGTCAATCCTCTCTTAAATGTATGAGCAGATTGTGGTTTATGCTCAACACAAAGAGTTGTATTAGGTTGTGAAGCAGCCCATGTATGTGTAGATTGTGGTACATATTCAACAGCACCAGTTATAGCACTATCCCATGTATGAATATAATCATCACCACCTGTAACAGAATTAGCAACACCACTACCAGCCACAAATTCATGAGCAGTTACGTTAGTAGATGGAACTGTATCAAGAACCTGTATAGTAACAGTAGTTGCTGTAACTGCTTGAATACTTAATGACTTACCACTAATAGGATCAGAAGCACGTGGATATGCATGTGCAGTAGCTTTACCATCTTCTTCACACTTGAACTGCATTGCACCATCAGCAATTCTAATACTATCACTAGTGCTTAAAGTATGTGAACCAATATCTAATACAAGAAGACCAGTAGTAGGATCATATGTTGTTGCATCTCCAGGAGTATGCTCACTGATATCACTCTGTCCAACATTAATTGTAATTACACCTGTTTGCTTTCTAATACCATTAGCAACAAAAGCAGTAGGATCTGCTGTATGTGTAGAAAGGTTAGAAGACTTACCAACATTAACTACAAATTCATTTGCAGTCTTAGATCTAATCTGCAACCATCTTCCACTTGGATAATCAAATCCTTGGCGTGGATATGTTTTAGCAGCAGCACTAGGATCTAGATCACATGTAAATGCTAATGAGTTATCTACAATTTGAATATAATCACCACCAGAGGTTACACCACCAGTTACAGCACCTGTGACTGTATGTACATATTGTCCAAGACCAGTAGCAACACCAACATTAACATCAAATGTACTTTGCTGTGCGTTACTAATAACTAAGTTCTTACCACTTGCAGGGTCAGTTGCTCTTGGATATGCATATGCTTGAGTATCACTATCCTTAGTACATGTAAATGATATTGCACCATCAGCGATTCTAATATACTCACCATTCTGTAAACCGTGGTTAGGAATGTTAAGTGTTAGTATGCCAGTTGCAGGATCGTATGCAGTTAGACTTCCAGCAGCAGTTAATGGTGTAAACTCTTGAGGTCCATCAAATTGATGACCATTAGATGTAATTGTTAAGTCACCAGTAGTAGGATTATAAACTGCACCTGTAGCAGTCTTTTCAATATAACCTACAGAATCAATATCAATTGACTTACCTGATTTAGGGTCAACACCAGGACGAGGATAACTCTCTACTCCACCACCAGGCTTATCACATGTAAACTTAAGTGAGTTGTCTTTTAATACAATGTTAGAACCAACAGAAAGACCATGCTGACCAATGTTAAGATCTAAGTTACCTGTCTTAGGATTGTAACTACCAGTAGAAGGTGTGTAATACTTATTATCACCAGCATTACCTACATTAACAGTAATAGTTGTATCTGTCTTGGTAACAATAGGAAGTGATCTAGAAGAAGCATGATCCTTGTTAGTACGAGGATATGTCTTAACAGAATCATTACCATCCATTGTACATGTAAATGCCAATGAATTATCCTTAATGAGGATTCCATCTCCAACCTTCAAATCATGACCACCAATAGTAAGAGTTAATTCTCCACTAGAAGCATCATAAGAACCATTGGTAGGAGTATATGCATGATCTCCACCAGCAGCACCAACATTAACTTTAAATGTATTAACTTCAACATCAGATACAGTTAACCACTCACCACTTGCAGGATCACCTGATCTTGGATATGAATGCTCTGTAGCATTGTTATCCATTGCACAAGTAAAGACTAATGAACCATCAGCAATTCTTACTTTATTACCTTCAGCAAATCCATGATTAGGTACAGTTAATTTAATGATACCAGTTGCAGGATCATATTCTGCATCTGTTGCCTTATGGAAGGAAGATCCAACCTTTGTGATTTCAATTGACTTATCAGCATAGGGATCAACACCAGCACGAGGATATGTTTCAGTTGAAGTGAAGTTATCTTTAGAACACTTAAAGCTTAATGAATTATTTGGAATCTTAATACTTGTTCCTACCTTAAGATTATGAGATCCAATGTCAAGTGTAAGATCACCTGTATTTGGATTGTAATCAGCAGTTGAAACATCATGACTAACATTTAATGTCTTACCAACATTGATTGTAACTTCATCAGCAGTTGTTGCACCAATAGGTAATACAGCATATCCAGCAGGGTCACCAATACGAGGATATGTGTGCTGACTAGCACGACCATCCATATCACACTCAAATGTGAATGCGTTATAGTCAAATCTTAAACTATCTGCTGCTCTCTTAAGATTGTTTGTTCCAGAAGATGCTGGTACAAATGTATGTACATAATCACCACCAGTAATTACAGCACCAGCAAGAGCACTTACAAATGTATGAGCATCAGTATTAGTAGAAGGTTGAGTTGCTAGAACTTGTAATGTAATTGTAGTTGTAGTTACAGACTCAATGTTAATTGCTGTATTATAGAATGGGTCTGATGATCTTGGATATGATTTCTCAGCAGCAGTACCAGTAGCACCACCAAATCCACAACTAAACTTCAATGACTCTGGAAGAAGTTTAATAGCAGTACCAGCACTCAATCCATGATTACCAATCGTTAAGGTCATTAGACCTGTTGTTGGATTGTAATCAGCAGCAGTTGGTGTGAATGATTTTGTTTCAGACTTACCTACATTAACCTTAAAAGTATTGTTAGAAGGATCAGATTCAAATATAGTTAACCACTTACCACTAACAGGATCACTTGCTCTTGGATATGTCTTATTACCAGCACCCATTGAACAAGTAAATGTTAATGAGTCATCATCAAACTTAACTCTTTCTCCATTAGCAAAATCATGACCAGTAACAACTACTGTCATCACACCTGTTTGTGGATTGTAGTTAGCACTAGCTACAGTATAAGAATCAGCACCAATTAAACCATGCTGATCAATAGTAAGTGTAAGATCACCTGTTGTAGCATTATATACTGCACCTGTAGGTGTGAACCTTTCTGTAGATGATTCACGAATCATTCTTTCAACAGACTCGTGTGCAATTAGATTCTTGTTAGCAAGAATTAAATCACGTGCATCACCATTCTTATCATTAACCAACTCTGCTGGTTCTGATGTGATAGGATCATTAGCAGTTGTAGCAGACTGTGTTAAACCATGTGTACCATAGATGAATACATTCTCCTTACGCATGACTTGAATAGCCATGTCTTTACAGTAGTTGAATGCAGTAATAGTCTCATCTTTCTTCGCTGCTAAATCTTGTACAGATCCACTATCATAATAGTATGCAGCATCCCATGTCTTATCGTTACCACCATAACCTGTATTCTCAGCAATAGCATCAATTGCTTTCTCTAGGTCATCAATACACTTTGCCTTACCTGTAGTTGCATTGTAACCAGTAGAAGGTGTATAGTTAGGATAATCAAGAAGCATTCTTTCATATGCTTCTGTTGCAATAAATGTCTTGTTAGCAAGAATCAACTCTCTTGCATTACCATGACGATCAGATGCTACTTGCTTAACACTAGTTGTTGCTCTCTGACCAAGTTCAACTGTTGTGGCATCAACAATACGCTTAACAAATGTATTGTCAGGAACTACAGGTTGTGCTGGTCTGGTAGCAGTGCTTTTTAGATAGTTACCATCAAACTCACTAGGAGAATAATCAGCAACAGTCATACCTGGAACAATACCACTGCTATCACCAACCTTGATGATAGAATTACCAGCAGTTGTTTCTACTCCAGTACGCTTGTATGTGTAGTTGCGTAGAGCAGCAATTGCTAAATCTCTAGCATAATAGTAACCTTCTAAAGTCTCAGGAAGTTCATTGTTAATGAAACTTAGATTATCAGTACCACCAGATTTTACGTAATAGGACTCAGCAGCCTGAATAGTGTTAATATTTCCACCAAGTCGTAAGTCTGAGATAGTAGCATCAAGTAGGTAACCGATATCCCTACGACACTTAACAATATCAATACTTTGTTTGATAAGAAGTGCTGGATACTTTGATGTAATATATCCATATGCTTCATAAGCAATAAATTCTTTATTTGCTTCAATTAAATTGGCAGCATCTTGTGACTTATTATTAACCTGAGCAGCATTAGGGTTAAGTATATCTGGAGTAGCAGTAAACTTCTTAAATCCATTTGGAGTTAAGGTAGAATAAAACTCAGCATTACCACCAGTAGTTCTTGGTGATAACTTAACAAATATCTTTTCATCTGACTTAGCACCTATACGGTATCCACCAATAGTCGCTGCTGGACGTTTAGTAGGATCATATGCCTCATCATCACCAAGGAATAACTTAGTATTATTAGACTGATCATTAGATGCCTGAATATCAATAGTATAGTAAGATTGTCTCTTAGTATTTCCTACTTCTTGAACTTTCTTTGGTGGAATAATGGCATCAATATATCCACCCTTGTCTTGGTTGAATGAATATCCCTTATGACCTATAGCATGTAGTGATGTATTACCGAAGTTACTATTAGAGTTGGTGATACTCATGTCACCACCAGACTCCATTAAGAAGTGGTCAGCGAAACCAACAGCAAAGATACTAACGCACTGGATAAATGCATCTTCAGATGCTCTAACGTGGAAGTTTCTCCAGTCATCCTTCCAGAATGCATCACCCTTAGTATGGTAAGGTACTGTTGCAAATGCATCCTTCAGTGATGCTTGATTGAATGTGTTTGTAAACTCATCATATCTGATGAATGCTCTATCGTCTTTCTGTAGAGATACACCAGTGTACTGAGCAATAACCATTGATTTGAAACCAGTGGCTTTCAAACCATTTGCCCAGATACCACAAATACCCCATGTAGATCTGATGGAGCAGTTGAATACGTATGGAGAAGCAGATTCAACAGAGTCTACCTCTGCCTTAACATTAGCATTCTGTCCTAATGCTACAGGACTAGAGTTAACTGTATATGTTGTACCACTAATTAAATTGGTAGTTGTTCCTAATGTAGCAACAGTTCCTTCAATTAGATATGAGAATACCTTTCCATTTGTCTCATCAATTGTATCAATAGAGAAAGTTCCATTAATCTCATCATCAAGACCACTATCTTCAATAGCAACGAATTGATTCTTAAAGTATGAATGATCTACCTTTGTAGTAACTGTTACTCTTGTAGTAGAACCTGCAAGACTTGGTTCAGTTGATCTGTCATCAACTCTAATACTCTCAATAGAACGAATGTCAGATAGAGGACCAACAATTCTAGTCTCTTGAATCCTAGCACCAAACTCATTTAAATCATCAATGTTTGGTTGATACTGAGAGAATGCCTTAGCAATCTTTCTATAGTAAAGACCTAACTCTTGCTTATCTGCATATTCAAATACAGTTAGTTTGTGGTGAGAGAAATTAGGAACTGATAACTGAGATGTACCCCAATCAGACGGATCAGAAGGTGTCTGACTATAAACTTTACCTACACCCTCAGTGGTATCATATAAAGGAGAAGATGGTTCTAAGTCACCATCCTTGATGGTAAACTGCCAGAAGTAACAACCACCAGTTACGTTAAAGATAGCAGATCTTTTTTCTAATGGGTCAGCAGGATCAGGAACGTAAAGAGGACGTACCATTGTCCTACGTAGATCATAACCAATGATAGAAGAACCACGAGGGATAATAGCACCACCCTCAGTGTTATTAAACTTGTAAAGGACGTTATTAGGATCTTTGATGTCTAGATTAGAATTATCAGTCCACTCACTTAATGCTTGATCAAATGTGAACTCATCTATACCATCTGTTCCTACAAGACCTGGACGGTTATCAATATAATGATTACCTGGCATCACCATGACGGTGAATTGGTCAAATCTATCGTTATCAGGACCGCCTGGCAGATATGAAAATCTTGATATCTCTAGAAATGCTCTCTGTATAGATCTAAATGGTCTAACAGGAGAATTACCCCTATTATTCAGTTCATCCGATGCATTAAAATCGTCAGGAGACACATACAAATACTTACCAGTTTTTGAACTAATAAGATTGTCAAGTCTAGTCAAAGCCATATCCGCTATCCTGTAGGTATAATCTGCCGTCCATTTATTTATACAAGAAAAACCCTTGATTTGACTTGGGTTCTAAGATTTCATATCACCCTAATTTGAACCATTAAAAAAGAGGGGCATTTCACCCCTCAAGAGTTATTTGGGTAACAAGGCTAACTTAACCCCGATCTCACCTTTAGGTCAAGCAGCAACGAGTTCACGTGTGCGAACTGGGCTTACTGGACGTGAGAATGCTACGATGTTATTCGCAGCAGGTGTATCTGTTTTAGCAGATGTTGTTTGCTTATCCAAGCAGGTTTCAGTCACAATCGTAATAGACCGTCAAAACCAAGTCACCCCCGTGATTGAGTATTGGATTATGAATACTCACAAGAGTATTATCCTTTGAATACTAACAAAAAGGTTCGGGAATAGTTGAGCATTACATTCTGAATACTGACATGAGTATTATGTTTTGAATACTAACGAAGACTATTCCCAATATTATAGAGTGGTTGAGTATTAGTTTTTGAATACTAACTAGAGTATTAACAAGTGAATACTAACGAAGACCACTCCAATGGAGGTGAGGGGAGTTGAACCCCTGTCCGATCCTATTCGTAAAGTCACCTATCCTCAAAAGAGGATGCCATCAGAGGGATTTGAACCCCCGACCTTGGCTTTACAAAAGCCCTGCACTACCACTGTGCTATGATGGCATGAGGATGAGATCAGGCAATTGCTTGATCCCTTCGTGTACCATTCTGTGACAATTAGCACATAAAGGAACACACTTGTCCACTTCTTCCTTTAATTTATCATATGGACCAGTTCTTGTCAACCCTGTGATACTAACAGTCTTCTTGCTATTGTCTGCACGATGAAGATCCATCACACATATAGGATACTGTATATTACAACAGACACAAGGATTTGACTTGGCATCATCAACCAATTTCTGTCTATTTTCAGGACCACGTTGGTTCATTCTTTTAGTTTTGCCGTGTTTTCTTGCCCACTCACGTTGGTACTGTCTATTCTTCTCCTTGTCCTTTATTGGCATCCTTTATATCCTCGTGGAGTCTCTTTGTTGCCTGTGATTTAATATATTCACGAAGCTCTGGAGTTTCTTCCCACTCCCATGTCTCCTCACGACCTTTTTTGTCAATTTTTGTCCAGGATTTTTTTTCGGTTCTATTTGGATTCAATTTCATTATACCCCCAATGGTTTATCAGTTTTTTGGAATTCATACACTACATCACTTCCCCACACAACCTTATCATCTCTCCATCCTTGATCTTTACTCTTGTAATACTCACCATTAAACTGTATACTGGATCTTACCACACCTCCACGTATAATGCAAGCATCTGTTTTAACCTTACCATCATAATAGTCTTCAACAGCAAAGAACATCATGTCACAACAATGATTATGTTCACCCCATTCAGGTGTCCAGTTCTGTACTATAATAATACCCTGTTGCTCATGAACCCTATGCCACTTCAATCTATATGGATTTTCTTCACCCATATATTGATACCACTGTTTAGAAGTGAATTCATTCTCTCCAATACGTTCCCATTTAAGTTTACAATGAGCCCATCTAGCAGGATCTCTGGATGCTTGATTCCAGTTATCATAGAACCCCTCTAATTTATCACAAAAATCTTTAACCATAACCTTTTCTCACCTTCCAGTCAGCATACATTCTGCCATACATCATTCCTTCATGACTTTTCAATGGAGAACCATCAAGAATCTGTTGTTCTCTCTTAGTTCTATTTACACTCATAGCAGAGTATTCTCTCTCCCAATCTTGTACATCTTTAAAGAATTGTTCTTTGCTCATAGTAGGCATAAATATTTGTTAAAATTTTATTAATTTGTTGATACTAACACATAAATAATGGTAGAATTAGGAAGAACAAGATGAAGTGAAATAAACTTCGTTATGAGTCCAATTAATTCAGAGGTGTGCATATGCATCATAATATCTTAAGCAGTAATCAATTAGCAGAGTG